ATATGCGCGATTCATTTCAACTGCTTCTTTTAAATAACGACCCACTTCACGATCCATTGTACTTTCTCTGTACATGCGACCATTGCGGTTTTTAATTTCTGATTGAAGGAAAACACCTTCAATAAAATATTGTTTTGGTTTACCTAACTTCTCTTCAACGATTACGTTAGTTGTGTCGTAGACTTCTCTAATTAGTTTCATTGTTAGCTCCCTACTACAGTTCTATCGTCATAAGCACCATAAGTAGCGTCTTCTACTTTAGTACTCCACCCAGCAAGTTTACGTAAAGTCATATAACCAGTTACTGCAGCAGTATTAATACTAAACACTAGATCATATGTATTCATAACTGAATCTGAAAATCCATTTGAAATAAATTCAAAGTCAATCGCAGCACCTGGAGAACCTTGGAATACTGCAACTGAGTTTCTTGTAATAGTTAAGTTTGAATTTGTAAGCCCAGAAGCAATAATACGAACCATATTAACTGCAGGAGTATCAGAGTTACGAGCCTGAGTAGCAGCAGTTAAGTTAGCAATAGTAATAGTACCTGTATCACCAGCACCACCAGTAAACTTAATAATAGTTTCTTGGTTGGTATTTCTAAGAGTGTCAAATCTAATAGCAGCCATTTATTAACTTCCTACAACAGTAACGTCATCATAAGCACCGTAAGTAGCAGTTTCCACTTTAGTGTCCCAGCCAGCAATTTTGCGCAGAACTAAAAATCCAGAAACATCTTTAGCAACACCATTAGTAATAACAATATCAGAAGTATTATCATTAGTAACTGGAATACCCATTGCGTTAAATTCAACAATTGGAGCATTTTCTGGAGCACAAGTAATAACAATTTTACTATTACGAATAATTGATACCTTAGAACCTAGTTCGCCAGTGATAGAATATTTTGCAATATTAACTGTTGGAGTAGCAATATTTCTTGCTTGAGTAGCAGCAGTTAAGTTAGCAATAGTAATAGTGCCTGATTCTGCAGCAGAAGAAGTAAAATGAATTACTGTTTCCTGATTTGTATTTTTAAGAGTTGTGATAGTCATTGCCATCTTTATTCCTCTATTTGTTCAAGCACATGAAAGAAGTTCTCTTTTGACTCTCTCATATACTCGACTATTTCTTTTTGATTATTCAATAACTTATTTAGGATATCTTGCGTATCTTCATTTATTGCAACAGTAGAGTTGTCTGCAAGAATATAATGTAATTTACCTTCAACGATTCTATCAAGTTTATTCAAAGAACGAATTTTATGAACAACTGGATCAACACTAAACATATTTGAAGAAGCAAGTTCTACGTATGATTCTATTAATGTATCAGTAACTTTAATATCGTGATGTTCTTTAATAATACTAGCCACTGTATGTTCTGAAATTTCTTGATAAGTATCTTTTGTTATTTTGCTGGCCAGTTGGTGCGTATCGTAATCTTCTTTAATATATTTTCTTGCTTCTTCGATAGTCTTATGGTTAGTATTCAAACCATTAATTAAAATCTTACCTTCGTCAGTCTTTTCAATTAGCTGACGATAGGATCTAACACTTTCAACAATGTTAGATTTTTGAAGAGAAGATTTTAATTGGTAGTAATACATTAATCTTCGTGGTGGGAAGTTACACCAGTGTCGCCGTGCATTTTTAAATCTTGTTTATCAATTTGGGCTTTATATTTTTTGTGCTCTGGAGAGTTTACACCACCAAGATGTTTCTTAGCAAATTCATGATGGAAACCAGTATCACCACCAGTAGTTCCTTCTTCAGAATCTGCAGCCATATGACTGTGCTCATGAGTATCTTTTGCTGCTTCTGCGCCATGGTGATGTTCAATTTGAGTCTTTACGTCATGGGCTTTCTTAGCATGAGCAGCCATTTGCTTATCTGATAGGTCAAAATTATGACCATGATTTGCGTTAATAGTGTGTTCAAAATGTTTAGCAGCTAAAACACCCAAAGAAGGTTTTTTACCTTCTTCAGAAATTTCTTCTGTTTCAGCAAACATACTTTGCGCAACAGCTGTATGCATATCGTCTAAGCGAACAGCAATTTTTTCTGCCATTGCCGCATTAAAAGATGATTCAATATCAGTAGCATCTTTGTTAATAATTGCTGAAACTAAGTTTAAAGTATTTTCGTTCATAAGATCTCCTTATTGACCAGCAGGGTTTGGTGCATCAGCTACTGGAGCCTCAGCAGCCTGTGGCGCATTTGCTTGTAAAAAATTCTGTTGGGCAGCTTGGGTAACACCAGCAAGTTGTCCAGTACGTTCTGCATCACTCACATGATATTCTTCATCAGAATTCATTTCAGTTTGCATTTCTTCAATTTCATCTTCAGACTGCATAAGAACATTTTTCTTAACCCACTCCATAGAATAAAATTTACCAAGATATGGCTCAATCATTTGAAGTGCATTCAAACGACCCATCAAAATTTCATTGTCTTTTAATTCAGCATAGTGATTGTCAACAACAAAATTATAACGTATATCTTGTTTAATTAAGTCCCAGTCTTCTGGGCGCATAATATTTTTTGCTATTAACTGAACACGAAGTGCATCAGTAAACACATGACTAAACTTTTGACGCAGTCTTATGATAAATTTATTAAACTTAACTTCATCACGACTAATTTCTTGTGCACGTCCAATACTGAAACCACCTTCTTGTTGAAGACGACCAATTGGTACGTTCAATGCACGATATAATTTTTGTTGAAAGTATTCAATGTCTTGGATCTCACCAAGATTTTGACCACCTGGGAGAGTAGTAATCTCAGTACCCTTGCCACCTTCACGACGTGGCATCCAGAAGTCTTCCATCATTGACAAATGGCGACGATCATCTCTGACCTCACCAGTTGTTGCATCATAAACAATCTTGTTACGGAATTTGTTCATGATGTCATTGACGTATTGCTCTGCCTTTAATTTTGGCAAATTACCTACATCAACATAAAATATTCTACGCTCAGGTGCACGAGAGATACGATAGATGACTAAAGAATCTTCAATCATCTTTAACTGATTAGTTGGCTTAATTGCTTTATGCAAATAAGACATCATCATACCAGTATTAGCATCTAAGAAACCAGATGGTACATAAACCACTGAATCTAAAGATAACTTAACACCTTGTGTTGTTTGTTCAGTAATACCTTTGTCATTGTAAAGATAGTATTCTTGTATTTCTTTAACAACTTCAACACCCTGAGGAGTTCTTGACTTAACTACATTTTTAATCCTACGGATCTTACGTGGATCAATGTAGCGTAACTCAACAATTCCCTGTTTTAAATTAGTTTCATCTAACAGAATATGATAGTAAAGACGACCATCAACATACCAAGTTCTAAAGATCTCATGACCACGTTCTTGGAATTTTAACAGTTTGATTACTTCATGAAACTCAGCACGAACTTTTTTCTTAATACTATCAGAAATATCAACGTCATCTAAGTTAATAGTAACTGTTTGATCTTCTTCATCATATACAATTGCTTCACTAACGATATCTTCAATAGCACCATCACAATCGCTGTAGGTGGCAACTTCACGGTAACGACGGATTAAGTCGTTCTCGTTTTTAATAACACCATCTAGATCCATGACCATACCATAGTAACCACCAGCATTAACGCCAGTGTTTACTACAGTTGATCCATCTTGTGGATTAGGCGAAACGATACTATCGAATGCCTTTTCCTTTTTCTTCAGTATCTCAAATCCAAATAACTGCATTATATAAAACCCTCAGGTTGTTTAATATTAAAGTGGGAAACTACCAACTGGAGTATCAACAGAAACATTAACTCCAAATCCAGCAGCAGCACCAGTAGCAGATGTAAAGAAGTTGTATTGGAACTCCACATCAAACTGTTCAATAGCATTTTGTTGTTCGTAATCTAAACCAATTGCAGAAACAGTAGTTGGATAAGCATCAACAAACTTATAAGTCTTGATGATTGAACCGCTACGATCTAATTGATGTACTTGTAAGTCAACTTGGTAGTCTTCAGGATTAACACGACCAGAAGTAGTGTCATAGTTCTGAATACCAGATTGCCATTGTTCTAGTGCATTACGGATACCAAAAGTAGTATCGTTGTAAATTGTCACAGTCCATGGTTGGAAACTACGTTCACCAGCAAAGTTAAC